TGAAACATGAGCCGAAACGGAACATTCACCTTCAACGAAGGATGCACATACAAAGCGACCTCCATCTGTGATTCAGAGTGCCATTGGTATTTCACTATCACACGCCGAACTGCCTCCAGCATCTGGACAGTCATTGACGGTGTTGAAGTTCGCAGAAGCGTCAAGTCATTCACCTGCGGCCACACCACAGAGGAATACTTCATGCCCTTTGGAACATACTCAATGGCCGCATCCTGTGGCGCATCTGATGACTTCTCACACGAGTTCTGATTCAAGCACCAAAGGTTCGCATGGTTGGCAGACCGCCACCCTCGTCGTGCATGTCGAGTGCGAGCGTAGCGTATAGCAAGGCGTGGAATGCGTGGTCATCACCATCTCTGCCATACTTGGTCAGAGCCTGTGAGCGTCGTTGACGGCCAGACTTCATGTCATCCTCAACAGAACTGTTCAGAGCGCACCACTCGTGCAGAACCCACTCCAATTCTCTGCCTTTGAACGGCAGTTTGAACTGCTTGTTTTTGATGGACTCCAGAGTCTTTTCGACATAGGTTGTCCTGTCCACCACAGCCATGTTGATGATGTTCCTGTTGTTGTCCCTGCGCTTGAACTCATACGGTGTCATAGGGCGGCTGGAATAGTAGCAAGAAGCAATCCTGTCGCCAAACTCACGCATCAGTTCCTTGACCTGTCTCGCACCATATCCAATATCACAGACGACCTTTGTTGAATTGTATCTCAGAATCAAATCCTTGATGATGCCGACTTCATCCATGTCCTCGTCGCCTCTGGATTCAACCCGTATTGCATTCAATATCGTCTTGCCATCAGAACTGAGAATCACGATGGTCGTTGTCATTCCCCAATCAATTCCCATGACGGAGGATTCTGGAATCACCAGAGATGTGATTGGAGACATATCGGCATCAATACAGCCCAGAGCAACATCGAGCGTAAGTGGTTTCGCTGAACCAGCAAAGAACTCGCCCATCACTTCATTCTGGAATCTGCGTGGAGTGTATGTTCCTCGCTTCTGGATTATGTCGTCTGCTGAGACATCTGGGTGCATGACTTGGGTGATGTGATACCCAATGATGTTCTGAACCTGTGTAGCGTGTCCAGACTGATGAATCCATTGTTCACCCTCCATGTCCCACTCGCCTTTGGTGCTGGACTCCCAGAGCCTCCAGAACTCAGAACCTTGCTCACGAGCAGTTCCAGAAACCAGCACGACCTTGAAGTCAGATTGAGTGAGCATCTCAATCAGCATCGGCAGAACATCTGGGTCTGAGTCTTGATATTCATCAATGCAACACATATCGGCGGCAATACCCAGCAATCCATGTGCATCTCCCCAATTTGAATACGCATAGAAGTGATTCAGAGATTTAGCACCGACATCGAATGTCTGATGGCTCACGCTTGTCTTGATTCGTTGCTTTAGAAGGCATCCATTGTTGACGGATGACATCATCGCCCCATTGAACCGTTCCTCAACGAATCTGGACACCTGTGGCTGTCTGGGGGCGGTATAGACGGCATTGAAGTATGGAATGTTCAGCAAGCCATACAGAAGGAGGTTGCAGATGGTCTCAGTCTTTTCCACCTTGCGTGAGCATTTCAGCACGATAATTTTGGTTGTATCGTTCTTCTGTAAAGCCCCAAAGTGCCGATAAACCTCAGTCAGATATGGCCTCTCGTGAAGCAAGAATGGCTTGCCTTCGATGGTTCTGAAATACTGCGCCCATCGGTCTGGAAAGAGAGCAATCTCCCTCGCCTGTTCTCTGGTGAGTGCTTGACCCCCTCCATCCGACATGGACAGAGGGAGTCGCCCCTAATGCTTGAATCTGGCGGTCTCAGATAGCCTCAACGATGCTGAATTGGTCAGCGTAGGCGTTTGCCGCTTGACGGCTCTTGAAGGTGCAGATGACCTGTCCAGACGCTCTGTCTTTGACAGCGTATTCACCAGCATCATCCATGACAATCAAGACCTCAAGAGTCTTTGCTGAGATTTTGTCGTTGATGATGTCAGCGGTTGCCTTGCTGTATGGGAGGGAGTAGTGTCCAGCACAGATTTTGCCGTAGCCGTGTGCGGTGGACTCATAGGTTGAGAGTTCCTTGCGACAGTAGCAACATCGGCCAAGTTTGCGACCCATCTCAGAGATGACCTTGATTGGATTTGCCTTGAACTCATTCATCATGTCAATGACAGATGTGGAGGTTGCTGGGGTCAGATTCCAAGCGTTGGTTGCTTTGGTGATGTGTCCCATCTGGAACTTGCGAGCCTCGTGTTGAACAGAGCGTGTCTTGCCCCAGACTTGTTGAGCGTCTTGGACATACAGGACATCGTTGCCCTCGCCCTTTCTGCGGTTGGAACGGACAACGACTTCTGTGCCATCGTCAGCAAGAAGGTGAACCTTTGTCTGGGTCAGAGTCTCGCCAGCCGCATCGAACATCTCAATCACAGCGTCGAAGTCTGGGATTGCATCAGCATCGTCAACAGGAGTGTGGAGAATGCGTTGGCGTTCTGCTTCTGCTTCACGAGCAACACGAGCCGCATCACGAGCCGCCATGCGGTCAGCGTGAGTGGACTTCAAATCACGAGCCTCGTTTAGAAGTCGCATGAAGTGAGGCATTTGTCCACCTGTCAAGAATCCTTTCTTGGCATGGAATCGGCACAGGGACTGAACAAAGTTCTGGTCTCGTGCTGGCAAATACTTGCGAAGGTCATTCATCTCTTTGACATCATCATCCAGAGACACGACGCTTGCCGTTGGTCTGAACCTAAAGTCAGATGGGTTTGGAGTGTGTGTTTTGCCCTCGCCTCTGACTCCGCTGGTGCTTGTATCAGCATCTCCAGCGTATCGGTCAACAAAGATGCGAACCCACTTCATCTGGGGTTGGGACAAGTCCCACTTTGCACCTTTTGAACATAGGTCGCCCACGAACTTTTTGTCTCGTGCAGACGCTGTGTCCTTCACTTCGGTCAGTTTTTCAATCAATTCTGTCTGGTCTGTATCTCTCGCCATGTTGTTTGCCAAGTCGTTGCCCCTTATCAATGCTTCGTTATATCAAGAGTTCTCAATCTGGCTGAAAACTTTCAAAACTTTTCTGAAAACTTTCTGGATTTTGAAATATCCAGCGTATAGATGAACATGAATTATCTCAAAGCAACCAGAACATTGACTGAACTTCTGCCGATTGAATGGTGGAATAGCATAAACCCAACCTGCCGACACCAATGCAGAACAAAGGTCAGCAGATTCCCAAAGGACTTGAAGCAACAAGAATACCGCCAGAAGCATGGCTTCTTTGGTTGTTCAAAGGAATGTTGCTCTGAGGCTGGCAGTTATCTGAACAATCTCTGAGATGGAGGCGGTGTCTGACTGAAAATACCCCAAGAAGTGTAAAGGCAAACAGGATGAGATACCAACCCCCCTGTTATCAGACACCAACCTCCAAGAGATTGATTTGCCGACAGTATATGAACTCACTCAGATTTCCAATCACGCTTGCGTTCAGCCATAGCCGCTTCACGCTCTGCTCGTGCTTGTTCTCTGCGAGTGTCCTCTGCTCGACGCTTGATGGTCTTGTTGAGTCGGTCTTGTCCATGCAGAACTGCTTTGTCAATGACTTTCATAATCAGAGGGTCGTCTGGAGACTTGATGTGAACTGACCATTGGAATCCTCTGCGAAACAGAGAGACATCTTCAACGGTTGCTTCTGGATGAGAACTCAACAGTTCTGGTTTCAGTTCTTGGAATGCGGCTTCTTTGACCCATATAGACGCACAGTCTTTGATTGAGCCATAGATAGCGGCAACAATCTGGTTGGGTTCATTCATGAATCTGGCAACGGTGTATTTGATTGACCCCGCTGTCATTTCCTCGCATTCAAGACCGTGAGCCTCCAATTCCTTCTGGATTCTGGCTCTGGTCATTCTCTTCAATTCTCGCTTCAATATGGCTGGTCGCTTTCTGGGCATGTGCCACTCCAGCATCTGTCTCATATATCACTCTTTGCGTTCCCTCAATACATAGGATTCTGACCAAACTCCATCATTCAATGCTTTACAGCACACCATACATGACGATTCTGGGGCAATTTTTCTGGTTCTGAATATGACCTTGCTACAATTGGGGCATTCATACTGCCAGAGCCGACCTTTGCCACGCTCGATGCGTTCAATCTGTCTGACGAACTTGGCTCTGTGATACTTGTATTCTGGATATTCCTCCCACGATTCCTCCAGAGATGTGAACATCTGCCCATGACCTTCTTCTGAACCCAAGACGATGTGCAAGAGTTCGTGATGGATGAGTCCCTTGAGCAGAATTGCATATCCTTCGTCATAGTAGTCGAAGGCATAACGATTGATGCTGATGGTGAAGTCGTCGTCTGAGAATCTGACCTGTGCCAGAGTTCTGACTGTGCCATCTCTGAGATACCTCCAGCGAAGCCAAGAAGTGCCAGAAGGCAATCCGCCCAGCGTGTCTGGTCTCTCTGCTCTCAGTTCACGATAAAACTGTCTGGCGAGAAGTAAATGCTCAACACTCAGAGGATTGGTCAGACTTTTGACCATTCCTCACCCTCGATGGCGGCGATGAATATCATCTCGTCTGCTCTGAAAACTCTGAATATCTGCTGGGCATTTGCCATCATCAGAAGCATGAGTTTGTCTCCAATCGCTGATGGTGATGAACTCGCTGGAAGTTCCCACATTTTCTGGTTTCGACCATTGATATTCATGACTTTTTCTGTTTCATCCACAGGAGTTTCATCTTCTGACATGGCTTGTCCTATCAGTCCCACCATTATCAAATCAACCAAACTTTTCATGGAGTTCGTTGATGTCGAATGAGACATCTCCATTCAGAGTTCTCTGAGCAATATCCAGAATCCAATTCTGAGCGATTGGAATGTTTGTTCGTGCTGTCGGAGTGAAGTCCAACCAATTATCGGGTTCAATATCTGGTCTGAGGCAATATGCAAACTGCCCATCGGTTTTGTTTTCTTCGCTGATGGCAATCAGACCTTGATTGAAACTTGTCTCAACCATGAACTTGGTTTCGCACCACGCTTGCTTGAACTCATCTGGATAGTCTTGGAATGCCATGAGTGGGATAGCGTTCAGAGAATATGAATTGAGCCTCTTATGTGGCCTGTGGAACTGTCCAGAGGTTGCATCCAGAATCCATCCATCAGCGATGCAGATGACATGGCCGTCATAACCTGTGCCTTGAACCTCTTGCTCGTGGAATATCGCCAGAGTGTATGGGTCAATCTGCTTGATTGGTTTGCCTTTGCTGGACTTTCGCTGTGGATGGCGTGTGTTTTTCTTCTTTTTCTTGAGTGCGTGGTTATGATTTTCGATTCTGATGTGGTCGCCTTTCTTGTATCTCAAGAAG